GTTTGTTAATTGGTGGGATACTTACTCTTGGTATTATGCAACTTTGGGAGTGGGTGAAAGCGTATGTTAGAACTTATATCAAGGTGCGTTAATTGTGGTGGTTGGTGTTACGCAGCTAGTTATTGTAAAACTTGTATGAAAGGAATTAAATAATGCAACAATTCATAGTAGGTGTATTTGCAGGTGCGTTTATAAGTGTCGCGTCATTAGTTGTGGCGATTAAGTTGTATATGAAATAATGGCTACATATATTTGGTGTAAAGGCTGTCACAAGATGATTGCCAAAGAACTGATACACGAGTGTGAAAATGAGTAATGTCATATACCTGCATTATCATTACGATTACGACAACAGTAAAGAAGTTGCGTGCCGTGATGCTAAGTGTTATCAGAAACGTTTAGAAGATAAAAAGAAGCTAGAAGAATACCAATTTCAAATTGATTGTGATTTAGCACGTAAAGAAAATTTAAGAATAGTTGAAGATATGATTCAAGACCCAAGGATAGACAACTACAACGATTACTGATATAAGTAACCTGTTGGTCGCTCAAGCCAACTCTAAACCTTAACTTGAGGGTTGCTTAGTAAGCAATTTAATGGCCGTTAGAGGGTCTTAAACAACTATGCCCACTATGCATAGCGTGTAACAATACGAGAAGTTACGACATCACAAGCTACTATCAACGAGTCTCCTGATAGTAAACAATAGTTTGCGATGATATGGCGAGACTACGCAGAATAATAAATAACGCGTCCGTTCGAAAGTACGAAACCTCAGGGGTTCATACTAAGAGAATGGTTCTAATCATTAAGCCGTTCTCTGTACTTCAACACTCAAAGGTTCTTAACATATACTAGATAATATGTATAGTAAGATTAAACGTAATGGTTCATCAAGAAAATGGCGAGCACTTAGACAAGCCATACTTAAACGAGACAACAACACCTGTTACTACTGTGGAATTCCTACAGCTACTACGGTCGACCATCTCACACCCATCGAGCAAGGCGGCGACAACAACGCAAATAATCTCGTTGCTGCTTGTGCAAATTGCAACTACTCTAAAGGCAATCGAACAGAAGACCAGTACATTAAAGACAGAAACAACAAGGCTAGAAGACAAGTAATGAAAAACAAACACAAAACAACCTCATTTTTTATGGGCGCAGGACACCCACCGACCCCTGCCAGCAAAACCTCCCCAAAAGAGTTAAAAACACCGTTTGAATTGCCTAAAGGAGTTATTCGTAATGATTAAAGAAGAAAAACACAGAATTCTGCCTGCTTTAGATAGGGCACACGAAGAAGCGTTACGTCAGGGCATTATTACAGCTCTCGATGCAGCAGGTATGGCTATGGCTTACACGCTTGCTGGTGTTCTTGATGGTGGTACGTTGAAACCTATTGAAGAAGTTAAGTATATGGGGCAGTTGCAACAAATTTTAGATAAGTATGGTTTGAGTTTGTATGGACGTAAAGAAAAACCAGAGTTAGAAACAGGTGAAGACCCAATTGACAGCCTTAGGAAACTCAACCCCGAGAATTCAGACCACAGCACTAGCTTACCCAACTAGAGGTAACGAAGTAGCCGAGTTTGCTCGGCAAATAGATATGCCGTTGATGGAATGGCAACAGTATTTAATTGATGAAGCTTCAAAGATTAAAAAAGATGGTACTTGGGCTTACAAGAATGTGTTGGCTATTGCAGCTAGACAAAATGGTAAAACACATTTGCTGCGTATGCGTATTCTGGCTGGGTTATTTCTTTGGGACGAAGAACTACAGATAGCAAGTGCCCAAACACGTGATTTATCGTTAGAGACTTTTAGAAAAGTTGTTGAAGTTATAGATAACTATGATTGGCTACGTCGAAAAGTCAAACACGTAACAAGAGCCAACGGCCGTGAAGAAGTGCAACTAAAAAATGGTATGCGTTACAAAATTGTAGCAAGTAATTCAGGTGGTGCAAGAGGTTTATCCTCAGACCTTGTAATCCTTGATGAGCTTAGACAACAAAAAACCTACGATGCTTATTCAGCTCTTGTGTTTACAATGAACGCTAGACCCAATTCCCAATTCTGGGGTATCAGTAACGCTGGTGACCATTACTCAATAGTGCTAAACGCTATGAGACAACGAGCACTTGACAAAATAGAAAAAGATTTAGATGACCCAATGTGTTTTATGGAATGGTCAGCATCACCAAACAGAAAACTATCAGACATAGAGGGCTGGAAAGAAGCAAACCCAGCACTAGGTAGAACAATCACAGTAGACGCAATCAAAGCCAGACTAAGTGACCCACCCGAGATATTTCAAACAGAAGTTTTATGCCAATGGGTAGAAACAATGAATGGCGCTTGGCAGATGGGAACTTGGAATACTTGTATGCAACCAAACCTTGAACTTAAACCAGATAGACCAACTTGGTTAGGTGTTGAAATATCACCAGAACGTAACACTTGAGCTTTAACAGGTGCACAAATACTTGAAGACAGAACTATAGCTGTAGGTTTAATGGAATTTGTTGAATCAGATAACCCAATAGATGATTTACATATAGCAGGTCGCATATCCGAATGGGCTAAACATTACAACGCAGAAGCTGTAGTAGCTAACAGGTTTACAGGGGATTCAGTAGTAGCCAAACTACGTCAATCAGGAATAAACGCAGAAGTTATACAAGGCTCAAAGTATTATCAAGCTTGTGATGAAGTACTTAGTGCTATGTCAGGTGGACGATTAGCTCATTCAAATCAACCAGATTTAACTTCAAGCATAAATTCTTGTATAAAGAAAACAAATGATACAGGTGCTTGGTATGTGATGAGACGTAAAGTATCCACAGCTGCAATAAGTATGATTTTGGCCGTTCATAAAGCAACCGAATATGGTGGCAGGTCACAAAACCAAGACATTGTAGTTGCTTAGGTGCTTGACTATTATAACGATTTGGTAAAGAATTAGAAGTTATGGGCTTCTTTCAAAATCTTCTTGGTATCACACCAGAAAACAGCGTAAACAAAGTAGATGCAGCCGTTGCACCATACAATTATCAGCAATATGCCCAACCATTTGATTATTTTGGTTTATCATCTGTAACCAGAGCACAAGCTATGCAAGTACCAGCCGTTGCAAGAGCTAGAAACATTATTTGTGCAACTATTGGTTCATTACCTTTAGAAGTAAGACGCGAAAGCAATAACTCTAAAGTTCCGACCCCACCTTTTATTAGACAACCCGACCCAAGAATGAACGGCTCTAGTGTATACACATTTTTGGCAGAGGACATTTTATTTACAGGTCAAGGTTATATGCGAACACTTGAAATTGGCACAGACGGACGACCTTTAAGTGCCGAATGGATTTCAGTAAGCCGTGTAACAAGAACACTTGACGCACTTGGACACAACGTACGTTATTACAGCGTAGACGGCAATCGTGTACCGGAAAACGGACTTGGTTCTTTAATTCCATTTACAGGATATGACGAGGGTCTACTTGTAAGAGCAGGAACAACAATACTTACAGCACTTGCATTAGAAAAAGCAGTTAAAAGATTTGCCGACGAACCAACACCTAACGTTGTGTTGAAATCAAACTTGCCAATGCCAGCTGAAAGAGTTACAGCCCTATTAAATTCTTGGAAAGAAGCACGCAACACTCGTGGCACAGCCTTTGTTAACGACACAATCGATTTTCAAAGCATAGGATTTAGCCCAGAACAATTAACGCTAAACCAAGCACGACAATATATGGCTTCCGAAATTGCTAGGGCTTGTAATTTACCTGAATATTACGTAGGTGGTAACGCAGGTGGTTCAATGACATATTCAAACGTAACAGCTGAACGCAGAAGCCTAATTGATTTATCTTTACGTCCTTTAATGACTTGTATTACACAAAGATTAAGCGACAATGATATTACGCCACGTGGTTCTATAGTAAAATATAATCTCGAAGAATTTTACAGCCCAAGTGCCATTGAAAGAAGTGAAATATACGCAAAACTTATTCCTTTAGGTGTAATGACAGTAGAGGAAGCAAGAGAAAGGGAAGATTTGATAAATGAATAATTTTATTAAATTCTCAACCGACATTATCGCAGCTAATTCATCCAAACGTGAATTAACAGGCGTTATTGTTCCTTTTGGTGAAGACAAAGTAGGTCATACAAATATGGGCGATGTTGTTTTCAAAGCAGGTTCATTGAAAATCGGCGAAGGTATAAAACTTTTTACCGAACACGATATGACCAGACCAATAGGTAAATTATCAAGATATGAAGAAGACGACAAAGGAATTGTCGGAACATTCAAAATCGCAAGAACAAATGCAGGAGACGACGCATTAGCTGAAGCACAAGAAGGTTTAAGAACTGGATTTAGCGTAGGCGCAATGATTGACGATTATGTAACCAAAGGTGAATTAGTAATTGTTAACAAAGCTACCCTAAAAGAGGTATCTCACGTCACATTCCCAGCATTCGGCGAATATGCCCAAATAACCGAAGTAGCTGCAAGCGCAGACACTTCACAACCAACAGAAAGCGAGGAAACTATCGTGTCAAACGAAGTTACCCCAGAAGTAGTAGAGGAAGTTGCAGCAGAAGTTGTTGCAGCCCCAGCTGTTGAAGCCCAAGAACGCAACGCGCGTCCTGCAATCTTCACAGCACCACGAAGCCCAATTGTTTCTAAAGGTTCATACTTAGAACACAACATTCGTGCAGCACTTGGAA